ATGCTTGTCTGCGCCTTCTTTGGTGCGCCCTTGAAGTGACCTTCGGCCTTCGCTTGCCGCTGCATCGCCCGCCCGATCAGGCTCTCGTGCTTCGTGGCCAGCGCCCTGTCTAAGTTGAATGCGCTGATCATTGGTTTTCCTCCATCTCATTCATTGCGTTGCCGGATAGGACCGCACGAGCGTTGACGATGCCCTCGATGGCTTCGGGGTCAAAGTCTCCCGCAGAGACATCATTGGCTAAATCCACCGCTTCATCAATAAGCGTCTGCAAAGCTGCCTCAAGTGCTGCGATACGGGCGGCTTGCTCTGACGCACTCATTGGCCACGCTCCGCATCAATCAGGTCCCGCAGCAGCGCCGCAACCCACTCGGCCACGCTCATGCCGTCTGGCGTCGTCTCATAAAGCCACTCAGCCTGCTCGAACGTGATGCCAGCCAGGATGGTTGTGATGGAGCCTGTGTTGCGCCCGTAGCGGCGGCGCAGGATATGGTAGCGGCCCGCCTTCGTGTCCCGGCTGCCAGTGCGCTCGGAGTGAGCCTTCAACTTGCCGTCACGCATCAATGTCGTCATGCGGCTGGCTACGGCTGGCGGGTTCATCCCGACGCGCTCTGCAACCTCCCTGATTGACAGCCCGGCGTTGGCGAGCGCGATGATCTGCTTGTTGACGGTGTTCGATTCGATCCCGTAGATTGCGTTGGCCATGATTATTCTCCCTCCGCGATAAATGCGTCAATATCGAGCGCCCACAGGCACATTGTGGCGCGTTGCATGTTTGGCCGCTCGTAGACGTCGGCCCGCACGACCTTGCCTTGACTGAACATTGCCAGCAGGCGGTCACGCACTAACGTCGAACCGCCGTGTCCCAGCACCGTCGTAAGTTCACCCGTGGTCATGTAAAGAGAGTCGCTGAGTTGCTCCACGATCCTGTCTTCGATCAAGCCCGACGATTGGGACACTGGCGCCGTCTTCTCTGGCGCTGGTTTCTGGCCGCCGTCTGGGGCGACTGACATCTGGCTGACGCGCCACGGCGTTGTCTCGCGGAGTGCCTCGGTGTTCTCGATGAGGACAACGTCATAAGTGTGGCCGACGGTCATGCCGACGCCCCGCATGATGTGGCTGGGGACGAACACTTGGCTGAAGGAACCGTCGTCTTGGCGCAAGGCAAATCCAGTGTCCGTCGGGAGGCTGTTCGTGATCGTGATGGTTGCGGGGGTCATTCTGCTGTTCCTTTGTTTAGGTTGATGAGAGCGTAGAGTTCGGTCAGGCTGACGTTGTGGACCGCCGCCGACGTGATGGGGCCGAGGGTTGGCACGTCTTCGATGGCCATCTTCATGTGCTTCGTGATGGACGTGGCCTTCAGGGCTGCGATTTCGGCCTTATAGCGGCTGACGCGCTCACCGTAGTCGGCGAGGTCGGCGCTGACGAATGATGGGCGCACGCCGTTGCCGTATTCCGCCAGCATGTTCGCTGCCATTTTCTCAGTGCGTTGGATCACGCCTTCGAGGAATGCGATCTCGTCTCGTGTGAATGCGATCTCGTCTCGTGTTGATCTGGTTGTCATTTGTTCGTCTCCTTGGGTTGGGTGGTTTTTGAATCCTTTCATGATCGATGCACCATGAAAAAGATTGCCATCAATGAGAAGATTGTAAGAGCGAGGCCAAGAGCGGGAGACATCATGGCCGTTGACCCAAGCGTAAAGCCGAGGGCAAATAGGAAGAAAAGCGGTTTCATTTTATTGTTCCCTTATGTTTTTAAGGTTTCTGATTGCTTCAAAGAGATCATCGGAGAGGGAAACGAGAGTCACTGCATTGGCTGATGTTGCAAGTCGATCAAATGATAAAATCACATGATCAACAGCGTCAGCAATATCCATTGGAAGATCAGATGTAGTGGGAAAGCCAGAGCAAAGCGGACAAGGCGTTATCTCAGGCGGAGAGAGGGGTTCAGCCACGTGTGATATGCAGTGGCCTAAGCCACCGCACATAGAACATGATAGTAAGGACATTAGAACGGGATTTCGTCGTAGTCAGGTGTTGGCTTGCTCCCACTATTTGAATTGTTGCCACTGCTGAAATCACCGCCGCCTTCTTTGCTAAACGGAGGTTGAACTTGCAAGCTGACATAGTGCTGACCACTTTCAGTCTTGCCTTTCCAGCCTGACATGCGCCAGCCAGCAGGGATGTCGAGCGGGCCAGACAGGTCTGGGGCTTTGTCGTTGCCTTTCTTGTCGTTGTCGAACAAGACGCCGACGCGCATATAAACAGAACGAACAGGATCGCCATCGCGGCTTAGTTTTTCGCGAACGATAACAATGCGATTGTCTGCGCCATCTGCGTTAAGACGACCTTGCCCGATAAGATTTTGGTCTGGATGCGGCTGGAAGAAGACGCCGCGATTGTTTTGGTCATATTGGTCTGACATGGATATTTCCTATTGTCTGAGGGTTAAAATGGGTCGGAGTTAGTGCGGTTTTGGCTTTCATTGGCTGAACCCTGCGGGGCGGATGGAGCCATAGGGGCATCTGGGGGATTGGAGAATTTGCTGTTGTCTGTCTCCCCCATAAAGATGTCGGCAGATACGCCCATGAATGACGCAGCTTTTGTAAAAGCATCCGTCAGTGACTTCTTGGCAGCGTCTTCGTCCATAGACCACTTGCCAGCATTTGTTTTGCGCAACATGACTGTGCCGCCGTAAGACGAGAAGTAAGACTTTTCGCCTTTGGCATCGTAGCGCCACAGCTTGATACAAACTTCGTGGTAGGTCTCACGAATGATCGCGTATTTAACGCTTTTGCTGTCGGCATTTTGATGTTGCTCAATCACAACTTGATGTGGTTCTCCTTTGCGAATGCGGTCAAATTCAACTTCCCAGCCCCAAGTGACGCCAATGGGTCCAAGAGTGTCTGTGATTTTTTTGACAATGTAAGTCGGGTTTACCGACGTACCTTTGTACTGCTTGCCAGTAATAGGCTTGGTGTAGTTGCTGTCGGTTTGGGACCAGCTATCCCATTCTTTTAGATTTGACATTATTTGTCATCCTTTACAGTGAAGCGGATTGCGCCTCGCGCATCGCGCTTGAGGGTCAGTTGTTCGGAATACAGTTCCTTTTCAGTTGGTTGCATCATGTCTTTGAGTTCTTTTTTCACTTCTTCATGGCGCTTGGCTGCGGCCTTGGTTGTAATGAATTCTGGAACAAGCGATTGCGCACGATTGTCTGTGCTGATGTCACGACGCGTCATACCGTCAAGAGGAACGCTGTCTTGAATTGGTTTAGGCATGATTACCCGATGGTCGCTTTCGTAGTTGGAAGGCGGTGGCGGGATTTTGTCATCAAGGTAGCCCCAGAATGTTTCACAGCGCGTGAGGTAATGGTGCTGCCAATCAATGCTTGCGCCGATCCAGATACGTTCTGGTTCGGAGTTGCCGCAGATTGCTGAGAACAAAAGCTTGTCGATGCCCCAACAGATCATGTGATGTTGCAGTTGCGGCATGTAGTGGTTGGCACAGTCTTCGGCATTGGCAAAGCGTCCAGTATGCTTGACCTCAACAGGGAAGGTGGCTCCAGAGAGGTTGATGAGTGCGTCAGGGTGCGAGATCATTGTGGCGATCTTGCCTGTGCCAGATTCCTTGTGAAGATATGTGGCTGCGTGTTGGTCATTTTCCCCAGCACCTTTTGACCATTTAACATTGTCGTATTCGACGGTCAGTTTGCTTGCGATCCAATCAAGGTGAAAAGGCTCGGTGTAGATGCCAAGCTGGACGGGGAAGTTTTCAGACAAATCAGGGAATTCAATCTCGCCTGTTTTGAGTTTGTAGAGGTGGAGATAGTTGCCAGCAATGATGTCTTTGGCATCCGAGGATGTGATTGATGTGGCGCGATATGATTGATCCATTTTCAATGCTTTCTAGTTGAGGGTGTGAATGACGTGTAGTCCGATGTGTTACCTGACGAGATGTCTATCAAAATGCGAGTAAGCCTTTTGAGGATTTTGATTTGTTCTTGAGGGGTCATTTCATATGACTGAATGATGCCAGCCAGAAGGCAGGTAACTGTATTAG